AAGTTAGTTGCCCCACCATTCCATTGCAAAGTCTGGCTGTAAGCAGTGTTCCAAGTGGAGGTGGCTGAAAGGGGAACGTAAGTACTAGCGGCTGTGGTAGTAGTAAGATATGGAGCCAAGGCCGAAGAAGTGATGAAGACTGAATCATTAGTCCACTGCGAAATATTGGGAGAAGCGAAGTTAGTTACCGTGAGTCCTGTCGAAGTCGTAATATATCCAAGTGAGTTAGTCCAGCCTATTATTCCAGTAGTTGTGCTAAAAGTTATCGGCGTTGTCGCTGAAATTAAATTAAGCACCGAAGATGTGCTAAGCGTGCTGTTAGTCAGAGTGTAAGTAAATGGCGAAGCTGTCGAAACAGTTAGCACCTTGCCTATATCCGTTGTAGTCGCAGAACCTATCCCTGTGCCACCTTGTGCTGGCGTAAACACTGAAGCACCTAACATCAAAGGTGTAGGCTTGTAAAACCCAACTATCAAGGCACCAACTACTGCAATTCCACCTAAAGCGTAAAGTATTCGTTTAAACATATATAATCGTAAAATGTAGCCCCATAAATGAGCTATCTAGTGGAGTGGTATAGGTTACTGTATTACCTGTAAAAGTGTAGTCGTAAGTCAAGTGCTGTCCTTGCCCGTTGATTATGAAGCTGATTACGGTTGTGGCGTTGTGAGCAAGCGTCAAGCTCGTTAGGCTGGCTATCACACCTGTTTGAGTGTAGAAAGTAGTGCTAGTGCCACCACCGCCTATGACAGTGAGAGGGCTATTAGCTGTACCATTACCGCTTAGAGTAGAATCGTGGCTCACGCTGAATCCAGCTTGTGTCCACTGCATATTCTGGAAGCCTCGCAACGATTCAGTGTCTTTCAAGTCAAAAATTGATAATCTTTCCTTGCCTTTCAGTTCTTTGAGTTTATTTCGTATCTCGCTAGGTGTTATTATAACTTCAGGAAGCTTTGGAATCAAAGGCAATATCATCGCCAGCAACTCATCTTCACTGTAACTTTTGCCATCCGCACCCTTTTCTGGTTCAGGGATGTAAGCAGGCACTAATTCTCTTATCATCGCTCGCAGTTCGCTTTCAGTTCTAGGGCGATTCTCAATAAAATGAACTAACTGCTCGTCCATATCCTTGTTCACTTTATCAACTTTACCGTCTATGCTATTTAGTTTTTCGATAACATCAACGAATAACTCTTGAGGAGTGGATGCTTTAGCGAACAGTTCTAACGCTTTTTTCTTGTTCATATGAGTTTTTTGAGTTTAGCTCTGACTTGTTTTCGAGTCCTTTCTCTTTTTTCTTTTTTAAATACTGTTAATTTTTCAGATTCAGGCAATATATAGCCCCATTTAATCAAATCGTCTTTGGCTTTGTGGTAGTTTGACTTGCCGAAATCGTTGCGGTAAAAGGATTTAGGAACCTTGATTTTATCAAACAGCTTTTCAAGTTTCTCGCCAGCTTCTTCGGGTGTTTTACCCATCATACTGGCTGTTAGGATGTAACCATCAGGATTAGCTATCTTGAGCTTGCCGTCTTTAAATCTAAGCCCGTCAGGGTGGATGTGCAACCAATCTTCTTTAGTAAAATCTTTAGTAAAGTTTACTACTATGTCCTCTGAATTAGACATCTTAAATGATATAGTTTCACAAATCTCATCCATTGTAGTAGGCTTTTGGCTTTCATAAAGTTGCGTCATCTTGTGCGAATTGACGAACGGAAATGGTTTAGTATAGAGCCAAGATACTATACAATAATCTGGGTCATAGTTAAAGTTCGGGTCTTGTTTACCGTCTGCCATCGCTTTGAAAAAATCGTACCACGAGGACTTATGAATTTCTAACTGCCCAGAAGTAGCTGGCACGCCCATTCTTGGAGTATTCTCTAAAAAGTAAGCACCTTTCTCGGTAACTATGGTATTAACATCAAAATCACCTCTAAAATCTGTATGTTTTAAAATATCCCTGCATTTGTCTAAAGTTTCTTTAAACAGTTTAGAATTAAGGGCTTTTTCATACTTAAGAACAGTGTACATCTCACCAGTTGATTCACCGAAATTACCGCTCATCAGAGATTTATGTTCCCAGTTTTCTTCGCAGACCTCGTCGCCGTCTTTGTCTTTCATAAACTCTTTTCCGTTCCAGTAGGAACCAACTGCCATTTCGTAGCCTTCAATCTTTTCCTGCAAAACAAAATCCTTTTTAACGCCATCAATCCAGTTCTTTTCCATTATTGATAAAAAGTCTAGTATATCTTCCGAGTTCGGCATTTTAGCGACAAAGTTCAATCCTTTTATTTCGTCGATTTTCCCGCACTGTTTTAGTACCCACTTTCCACCTCGTTGCTCAATTATCTGTCTAATCATTTCAAAAGAATCTACCTCTATCATCTCAGGTACTTTAAGACCTGCTAGTTTGGCAATTTTATTAGCCCAGGCACGCTTTAATTCTAAGTTATCAGAGAGCTTATCACCGCCTATCACGCTCTTTCCTGACTTGCGAAGCTCTGAACTCTCGTTATTATTGCTCTTGTCCTCGTAGACAATTAAATCGCAGTCTTTAGCGTATTCTAATCTATCAGCGTATGGTATACGCTTAATAGTACCTTTCAAGATATTGCAGGGGCGTTTGAGAGCAACAGCAACGTCGTGGCCTTCTAACTTTAACTTCAAAGCAAGAGAGGGAGCGAGCCATTCATCGGAAATTATTAGACACTTTTTGGCCATATTTATTTTAGTTTAGCGTTTTGTATTTTTCCAGTTAGGAGAGGGCTTTTACCGCTAAGACTTCCTGTACTTTTAAAATCAGTTTCAGCTTCACCAAATATTCTTTTTAATTGAGTAGCGATTTCATCCACATTAGCAATTTTCTCCCCTACACGGCTTATATTTCCCATTAGAGAAACAAACTCGCCTACTAAACGAGGAGAAGAAGCGGCAAGATAAGTTGTCAAGATAGGCCAAGAAGCTGGTTGAGTCAAAACTTCCATCGCTCCTGCTCCGCCAGCAACCGTTTGTACGGCACCAGCGATGCCTTTAGCAGTCCAGGGAGCCAACGAGGCGGCCGCTAATTTACCTGTAATATCCTTACCGCCTGTTTGTTGAAGAGTATTTAAAAGTTCTTTTCTAAATTCCTGATTCTGTCTTACGGCCATCATAAGTTTTCTGGCGGCCGTGTCAGAAGAAGTCTTTGTCCCTAGTGATAATCCTTTAGTAATATCTGTTAAGACATCCGAGGCTTCGTGATATTTCGTGGTCATTACCTTATAACCTGGTATTCCTTCTTCCAAACCTGTTTTTAAATTATTCTTTATTTGATTGAGCAAAGCATACCCTGGTGTTCCAGGTTTTGCCTGGTCTACATAGTCAGAGATTCTCTTTTTCAAAGTGTCCAAACCTTTTGCGGACGTATCTGACCAGCTAAACACATCCTCTAAGCCTTTTTGTACAGCTTCCTTACCTTCAGTAATAGTAGTTTTTCTCAAATCTACCAAATTTATTTTCTTTCCAGTTGTATCACCCTTTAGACCTATATCAAAATTTTCAGGTTTTGCTAAATCTTTTACTTTATCTCTTAAACCGCTTAAAATATCGTCAAAGCTACCTGTATTTCCTTTGACCGTCTTTTCAAAATCAGCAAGATAAGTATTTCTTCTATTATTAACCATCTTTTGCAAAGAAGTTCTGGCGTCTTCAAGAGCTTTTTGTTGCAGTCCAGCTCCGCTATCAACGCCGACTTCTTTTAAATACTTCTGGACATTAGGATTTTTAAATGCTTCTTCTACGCTAAACGCTTGAGAGCCTGTAGACTTTCCCAATGCTTCTGAGATACCTTTTCCAATCAAAGAAACTGCTGGTTTTATTAAAGCCCCAGCAATGGGGAGAGCCGCACCAACTAGAGCTTGAGTCTTAACTTCTTTTCCAACTCCGCCAGTCTGTAAAGCTGTTTGCCCACCAAATAACGTTCCCTCTGCCAAAGACCTGCCAACTATACTGGCTCCCTTAGCTAATTTTTCTCCAGCACCTAAAGCTTTGGCTCCTGTTTCGAGAGTCTTGCCTACTTCTATTGAAGTATCACCTGGGATTAGAAATTCACCTAATTGCTCGGCTCCAAAACCTATCTTTTGAGCTGTATTTGTAGGTGCCAATTTTTGTTGTAAACCTAATTGTTCAGAACCAGTCTGAGGGGCAGTCTTTATGCCAACAGCTTTTAATGGAGCTTGTAAAATCTTTTCTCCAAGAGAGGCACCGCCAGCTAAAGTATGACCAACACCTTTTATTATTCCTGTACCAAAATTCTGAAAAGTATCTGCTAAGGCGACAGGTATTTGTTTAGCAACGTCGAGATTGCTGACACCTGCCTGCTTTACACTTCCTCCAAGATTAGACGAATTATAAGGCGTAATAGACCCTTGAGCCTGTAAATCTTTCAAAGATACTACATTTTTAGGATTTGTAGGTGTAATTGTTCCTTGCTTTTGTAAATCCTGTAATGATATAGTCATATTATATGGCTTCAAATTGGTCATTACCTAAATATTTGTATTGCTTCCCATTAACAGTGTAAGATTGCCCAGTTGTATACTGATTTGAACCTTGCTGACTAGCTTTGTTATTTAACAGAGAACCTCCACTACTTCCGTTCTCATTCTTGTAAATACCCTGAATAATAGCGTCTTGAGTTCCTTTGTCAGCTTTCTTAAAATCAGCAGAGTTCTTTATTCCGTACTGTGCCAGCACGTCTTTACCAGTGTGATTTAAATACCAGTCTTGTATGGAAGTTGAATTGCTAAGTATCGCTCTGGCGGCTTCATTCGGGTCGCCAATAATTCTGATTGTGGACATAGAACTATCGCCAGGGAACGTGTCACCCTTTACCCACGGTATTCCTGCGGCGTCCAGAGCCTTAGTATACTGATTGCCTGAACTGTTTGTAGACATCGAGGCGGCGATAGGATTGTTATTTCTATCAGTTCTAAACCCAGATTGGCTCGCATTATCCTTGAATGTTAAATTAATGCCAGTATCTTGAATCTGCTTATCATAACCCTCGATAGTTGTGTCCATTTCTTTTTGCAGTAAACCAAGAGTGGAAGCAAGTGTACCTTCTGATAGCGAAGTAGAGATAAGACTTTGAGCTTCGTTGCGAGCTGAATCCGATGAGCCAGCAGAAGAACCAGTCGAACCTGACATAATCTTGGCGTATTCGTTGGAGAAAGTTATGAGCGAATTGGATAGTAATTGTGTTGGAGTATCGCCAGTAAGCAATTTACCTTTAATAAATGCACTGTTAACTAACGGCCAATCAGTCCTTGAAACGCTTGAATTTAATGGGGCGACTTCTTTGCCAGTAGTTGGGTCGCTATACCCATTAAGAATCATATCAATCTGAGCCTTGGCTTTGTTTTCAAAAGCGGCGGTAGTTGATTTTAATGTTATTAACTTAGCGATAGCTGATTTATTGCCAGCGTAGGCAGTCCGTAAATCAGCTTCAGTCATACCGAGAGCGGCGGCAATATTGGAGGCTTTTGCTTTAACTGCGGCGTCATAAGCTATAATGGAAGGTTTCGAACCCATACCTGTTTTTTGGTATTTACCAGTTTCGGCGTAGGCGATAGCGTCTTCAAACACAGCACCATAAGTTTTACCAGTCTGTTTATAAATATCATTCCTGTTCTCGTCTGTTGGGGCGTACGGGTTGCCAGCAAAATCAGTGTATTCAATTTTACCGCTAGAAACGTCACCCGCTGAACTGGAAATGCCGCTTCCTGAAGAACCTACTGAACTCCCAGTACCAATAACAGTTTCAGAACCATCGGAATTAACTGCTACATTTTTACCAGATAGATTTATATAATGTTCACCAACTTTAGTTCCATCTTGATAATCGGCAATTTTCTTGTAGCCAGATTGCACTAATTTATTAGCGACATCCTGTTCTTTTTGAGAAAATTGTGATTGTTGAATATCAGTTTTGGTATTAAACTGACTTGCCTGAGTGTCAATTTTCTGTTGAGCTTGATTAGCCGAAATAGTTTTATAATAATTAGATTCAGCGTCTTTTCTGTCAGTAGTGGCTTTATTCCAACTGTCTTTAGCCTGCTGTAAATTCTGCGAAGCTTGAGATTGAGAAGAAGCGTAAGTAGCTCGTTCTTGCAATAGTTCTTGGATTCTCTGTTGAACTGGGGCTGTTTGCCCAGCGACTTCTGCGGCAATCTGAGAACGAGAAACAACGCCACCAGAAGCGGCGGCTTGAGCTTCTTTATCCTGTAAAGCCTGAGATATAGACGCTCTTAAAGACGAAACTTGGTCATCTATCGACTTAACTTGAGTCTGGGCTCCTTGATAGGCTTGTAACGCAGTTTGATAAACACCATAAGCGTCGTTTTCAGCTGATTTGGATTGCTGTACATAAGGGTCAGTATCAACAGTTTGAACTGTAGGAGTTTGAGGAGTCTGAGTATCTTGCGAGGCCGCACCAGCTACACTACCACCTAGTCCTGCGTCAGCTACTTGAACTTGAGGCTGTTGTGGTTGTTGCGGTTGCTGATTCGATTGTGGTTGTTGCGGTGTTTGTGGTAGAGCTTGAGCGACTGAGCCAGCAACAGGGGCAACTGCAGGTTTCTTACCAGACTTCATAGCGTTCAATAACGCAGTATTGCCCTCGGCAGTACCTACGTTAGCGATTCCATACTGCTGGCCTAGTTTTGTTCTGGCTTGGAGAGAGTTATCTTGCCCTATGGAAGTCAGATAATCAGAAATCGAGCTGTTTGTATTCAGTTTAGAATAAGTGACGGGTAAATTAGCTATTGTCTGGGGAGAAGCAGTAGCGTATTTTTTTACCTCGTCAGGAGTTGCTGGTCTATTCAGCAAACTTGTAAAAGCGTCGTTAATTTGATTATCTGTATACATATATTATTCTGCAATTAAAACAATTTTTCTAATAATTGCACCCCAGTCATTTCCAGCGGTGCTTAATTGAATTTTAACTTTATCTCCCGTAAAACCTTTGACATCAAGTCGAGTTCTTTCTGCGTTTAAATACGTAGTTGGTGTGATAGGATTCAGTACAGTTGTAGAAGAACCTGTTATTATATCTTCTCCACGCCCGTAGACAGTAACATTGATAGAATTTCCCGTGTGAGCTGGTGGAGAATCATAATTTATATCTAACGCTTGAAGATTTTTAACAGGAATCCATTGGCTTTTATATAAAATAGTCTGATAGATTGAACCAGTTGAAACGTAATAATAAAGATTAGAATTACCGCTCGGAACGTACTCATTTACTATAAGATTCCCATTATAATCAACAACAAACTGGTCAAAATTACGACCTGAACTGTGAATGAACTCAATACCGCCCGACTCATCATTGCCATAAACCATCACTGGATGAGCTAAATCTGTATTGGATGACAATAAAATTCCCAAATAGTTTTTAAAATCAAACAATGAACAAGGAACTCCCGCTCTTACTCCTGTAGAGATAGTTGAAATCTGAGTAGTAAATACTTTTTGGAGATTAGTGCCTCTCATTTGGTAAATACAAGTTTTATCATTGGCTACTTGTACAGCCACATAAAGAACCGAATCAACCACTTTCATATCGATAAACTTCCCTGGCACTTTCATTGAATAGTTAAAAGAATCAGTAGCCGTATCCCATAAACAAATATAATTCTGGGGATAACCCGTCGCTATACCGCCAGCACCCACTTTGCCAAAAGCAACAGCTAAATACTTATCGTTGAAGTTTCTCATCTGCGTCACTCCAAAACCAGCACCTAAATTGAGAACTGGGATTGTTAAAATAGTTGGCGTTCCAGAAGTCGGGTCAATCAATTTAACTAAATTAGATTGATTGGTAGTGCCGTCTGAAATTGCTATATGGTCAGAAAAAGGTTCCATAATATGCACCCCAGAAGTTTGAGAAATAGTGCCAAACGAACTCCAAGTTCCTTGAGGCAACGACATATAGAACACTTGCCCAGGGCTACCAGCGTTCGTCATAAAGAGCGAGTTAGCCCCAATAGCTAAGTAGCAATTCTGAGTCAGATTACTTGAACCGCTCGGATAACCCAAATCAGTGACAGACCCAGCAGTCAGACCGTAAACCTTGGTCGTATCAGTCACGGCGTACGCTGTAAAAGTACCCCCTGTACTCGATACCATATGCACTATATTCCCAGAAACCGAACCTACTATGGGTTGCCAATCAAGCGAAGCGGCTAACGGTGCAATTTGTTCTTCTTGCGTTCCGTCAGTCAAATAATAAAGAGGATTAACACCTGAAATCAAATAGTGCTGATTCTTTTCAGAATATTGAGGAACCTGTGGATATTGTTTTAAGAAATTTTCTAAAACTATTTGTCGCATACTAAGCCATACTATTATTCCCCCAAGGGTAGCACCAGCCACCTTGAGCGTCTTGACCCTCTATCATCGCACTCTCGTAAGGAATCCTGTCTGAAGCGTAAGATTTAACTTCTTCTAATCTTTTTTTAAACAAAGCAATCGAATCAGATTTTAACTTATCATTTCCCAGTCTTTCGGCTACATCAACTAAAGAACCTTGAGTAATTGCGTCGTGAAAACTAGGAAATATCTTGGGAGTATCAGTATCATTAACCAGTTTATCTTGGGTGGCGATATAATAAGCCTTAACGCCATCAATGACAGGGTATTTAGTTACATCAGTTACCAGCGGGAATAGCACAAAGTAATCACCAAAAATCAAAGCTGTTGGATTTGAAAACTCATAAGCTGGATTAGAAATAGAATCAGGGTCAGCGACTATGCACCTATAATATTCTGATTGCAACGGGGCTGTTATATTTTTAGGATTGAACGCCGCCCAGATTGATTTCATTTTCTCATAAGCTGGAGCCGTGCCAGTGCCATTAGGCATAGTATAAGCACCATCGCCAATCAATAAATCAGTAGTAGCTACCACCATATAAAAATTCTCGTTCACAGCTCTGATTGCTTCTTGAAGTTGGCCGTAATACTTATTTATAATGCGATTTAAATCATTATTACCAATAGAAGAAGCGTTGCACTTAGCAAGAAAATAAATATCCTCTCTTATTCCTTGTAGATTTATACTATCCCCGTACTGCATTCCTGTATAAGTTGGCATATTAATTGAGTATGAAATAGATAATTGTCGATGTGTCCGTAGCTGAATCGCTGTTTATTACTAGACTACCTGCACTAGAAACGTAAGATAAAACTCCAGTAGTGCCACTTGAAACCGCTCTTGAAACTAGCACTAAAGAACTAGACGAAACTAATGGTGTTGTTATCGTCACAGTACCACCGCTTAAAGGAATAATACCTATATATCCTTGATTAACCATATACTGTAACATCGCTGGAGTCTGCTCGGTAATCAAGTCAATCGTATCTTGAGTTAGAGGAAACATAAGCTGACCTTCGTTTGTCGACAACTCGTCAAGCGAACTTGAATGGTCATCAAGAGAACTTTGAACATCATTAAAACTGGAATCTATGCTATCTGAAAAATCTTGTAAAGAAGAATCACTATCATCCATTCTTGCGGTGATGTCATCGATAGATTGTTGTACTTCATCCATTGTCGGCATACTAGAGCTGTTTAATTAAGAGAGTCGTAGAACTTAAACCTATGGCTACTTTATAAGTACCTGAAGTTGCCAACACGCCAGGCGTTCCCGATAAGTAATAAAGTGTACCTGCTGTTAAACCAGCTTGATTATTATCAAAGCCTGAAATATTTACTATACAAGATTGCCCGTAAGTAACTGTTTGAGTTGCAAACCCTATAAAACCTAGGGTCTTTCTTGAACCAGTGTTATCTGCGTTGTAGAGATAACCTGCGACAGTTGTACCAAATACTACATTAAAAGAAGTCGCTGACAGTCTGCTTAGATTGCGACTTAAGTTGAACCAAGTAGTTCCGCTATCAGTGGATTCGTACTTAGTTCCGTTAGCATATGTTCCATCAACTTCATTAAATCTTCCATTAGAATTGTTGGTCTGTCTTACTATAAAAGCATAAGTAGTGTTAGGAGAAACAGTAATCGGAGTTCCAAAAGTAAAAACTACGTCTTGCTCGCTCCCCGAAGTTACCCCAGTAACTGAAGCCGAGCCTAAGTCTGAGCCTGTTGGTGTACCTCCGCTAGTAGCTCGCACAGAGAGCGTAAAATCAGTTGAAGTAGAAGAACCCAAACCCATTGTTATACTGATTATTCTGTTAGCTCCTGCAACTGAAAGAAAAGTTTGCCCGTACCAATTAGCTTGCGAACCAAACGCAGTAATATAACCAGCACCCCCGATAGTCGGATTTAAAGTTACCGTAGTGCTTCCGTCGTCAACAGCGACAGCGTTCCCTGCACTTATAGATTCCCCAGCTTGTGGAAAATTATATTGTAATCTAGGTAAAGAAAGAGTCGTTGTATCAATCCAAGTATTTAGCTTTCCAGAACCATCAGCAATAGGGATTTTAGAAGCAGTAGAAGTCGAAGTTGCATTAGCTGGATTCTGGACTACCGTAGAAGAACCGTCCAAAGTGGCAAGCCCTGAAGCTGAACCGCCCCAGCCTGCGGCTAACTTACCTGAACCATCAGCTCTAACAACTTTGTTATTCCCTGGAGTAGCACTGACTTCTTCACCATTTAAGGCAGTCGGCGTAGTTGGAACCGAAGGGTCTGAAGTAAGAAAAGAAATACCTTTTAAAGTTGAAGAAGCGTTTACTCCCCCTGCAATTACTTGAGCGTCTACATAAGCCTTAGAAGCGGCTTGATTAGCACCTGAAATAAGCCCTAGTTTGTAATCGTGAGAAGTAGTAACTGCTGAACCGTCAACACCTACTTTAGCCTCTACTGCTTTAATAGCGTCATTAGCGAAAATATGTTCTGCGGCGTGTCCAGAACCGTAAGTCGGGTCTACTGGAGTTGTTGTTGGAACTTGGCCTCCCGCAACTGGGTTTATTTTTGTATCAATCGAATTAGGAAAAAGCGTACTCATAGTTATTAATTAGCTGATTGAAGTTTCCAAAATATTATATGACCTTGCGAACCAAGGCAATCATAGTTAAATAAAGAATCATAATCCATTAAGACTTCATCATAAAAAAATGTTCCTGTTTCACAACTTGGCACTTGCAACTTCCAAGACATTCCCTGTTGACTCTGTACAAAGTTGGCACTAAATCCTGTTTCAAAAAACTGTCCATACCCGAAACTCTGCGACAAAGTTTTAATAAGATGTACATCTACGCCTAATAAAGTAAAACCACCATAATCAGCTATAAGCGAATACCCTGTAGCTGTTGCGAAAGTAACGTCTATCCCTGTGAGCGTAAAATCTCCAGTAGCAGTATCAAGAGTATAAGCGGTTACAGTGTTTGGGGCGAACGAAGCGATTACACCTTCAAAAGTTGGAGAGTGACCGTTTGTTACTTCTAAAGTGCTGACTCCTGCTGGTGTCTTAGCGGCGTTAGAATCATAAATATAAACCCAAGAGGAATATACGCCAGCTCTTTGAGTTGTGCCAGTTCCATTAAGCGAACCATAACTTCCTGCCTCTACTATCGCAACTAACCAGCAATTATCAGCGACGGTGGTAGTTGAGATATCGAACGTGCTACTTCCAGCCCCTTGTGAGGCTACATTAAATGAATCAGGCACGCCAGTTTGTTTCGCACCAGTGTAGGAAACTGAGCCTGAATGTATCCCCCCAGCGTCTACTGTTACTAGAACTGTATTAGTTCCTGAAGCTGGTGCTACTAAGTAAAACAGATGGTCTTGACTTCCTGAACCTATTTCAGTCATTGCAACGCCATTATAGGAAACTGTAACGCTTGAGGCACCATAACAAGTAGCACCAACAAAAAGTATTCTGTCGGCACCTGAACAGGTGTGAGAATAACTTAAGGTGGGGCCGCCTGAATTTTGGTCTGCTACGTAAGCGTCAAACGCAATCATATTAGGTTAATTGCAATACACCGTTAGTATTATCAAAATTGACTGTGAATGTATCGGTGGCCGCTAGAGTAAGGGGAGAACCGTAATCGTAATAACAAATCAGGTCTTTATTAGTAGCCCCGTTATCATAAATATAAATATACTCAAAAGGCCCCACTGCTCCAGTAGCGGTGAGCAATAAATCCTGTAGGATAAGTTTATACAGTCCAGAAGTCTGAGAGGAACTTGTCAGTGTAAGATTAAGCGGATTAGCCCCAGAAAGATTTGTGTAAGAGATTTCAGTTAAATCAGACAACTTAGTCCAAGACGCTGTATGCGGTGTATTCGTTAAAGCTATTTTTAACTGATGAGAACCTAAGTTAAACGCCCCATTCGCTACTCCCGCAACAAACGAGTTTATTTTTGTCATTGGTACTGACATAATTTCAAGTTAATAATTATATTAGTTATGCCAGCTTGTCTTTTGGCACAACTATCTAACTACTAAGCGTGACCCATTGTCTTCGCTAAACTATTAACAACCATAGACTTGGTAGGTTTGCGTTTTGAACTGTGTTTTTTCTCTGGCAGTTTAGACATTTTAGTTCCTTTAACCATTTCTTTGGCTTTGGAAGAAGAAAGTCCTTTTTTCTTTATAGCACCACCTGCTACTGCTCCGAAAAAACGAGCTTGCTTTTTTGATTTTGCTTTATTTGGCATATTAATATCCCATTGTAGAGCGGACACTTCTTTGGACTTTTTCAAAAGAAGGTGTCTTTGGATTAGATTTTTTTGAAGCCTTTTTTTTTGCTAATTTTGCTGATAAAGACTTCAACATTCCCTTCGGATAATTCTTGTTTTCTGGTTTTATTAGGGTTTTTCCTGCTTTTTCCATTCCACCCATTTTTGCACCTAACATTCCAGTTTTTATTCCAGATGGAAGCATATCTATTTTAGTTGGCTTGACCATATGCGATTGTTGTTGTTGCTGGGACATACTAGTAACCGTGTAGTTGTCTGCGGAGTTGTAATAAATGTTCTTTGAACTCTGGGCGGCAGTACGACCATTCTAACGCACCCAACAGTCCGTAATCTCTTGTAAAGCCTCGCTTGTTGCCGTTTTCTTTCGGGTCTGCTAGAAACAATTTCTCTTTTTGAAAATCATTCTTCATTCTTACCGTCACATTCTTATCATTCAGTTTCTTTTTAGTTTCCCAATACTCTTCCTGGATTCTGAGCAAGTCCTCTGCCTGGTGTTGAGGAACTTTTACAGTACCAACGTATAATTTCCCATTAATTCTGATACCTCCGTCTGTCATCTCTTTATCAATCAGCACGCTGACTAATTCTTCTTTAACTACATTGGGTTTGACTTCGGGAGTAGGTACTACTGGAGTTTCCAGTTTTACTTCGTTGATTGGTTCGACTGGTTTTGGATTTGGAATTCCACGAGGTGCCATATAATTACTTAGTTAATTTCTTAGATAGTTTCTCGGCCGCTTCCATAGTTTTCTGGGCGTCTTTCTTGGCTCTCATCTCTTCTTGCAACGCCGCATCCAACTTCTTGACTTCGGCGACTCGCTTGTCAGCCGAATCAGCTAGTATGGCTTTTTCTGCTATCTCTCTATCAACTATCTTTTTAAATGCCTCTTGGACTCCTAAATCCATTTGATTAACTTGGGCTTGAATCTCCTCGGTAGATAAAACCGTTTTATCGGAATTAATCACCGTAGTGAAACTTACTTGCTCTGAACCAAACTGTCTTAATGTACTAAATTTAAACTCATTCATATTTTTTTATTATTCCGCCTATTAGCATAGTCGGATTTATTAATCTAGTTAGGGGGGGGTGATGTAACCGCACAGTATACACCACCCCCAATTAAAACTAGGCTGTTGTTGAACTGTTAGTGGCTGATGTTTCGATTCTTACTAAGCGGTTGTTGTCTAAGATAGCGGCTACGCCTTCCCATTTCCAACCTACTGTGCTTCTCTGTTCTAACGGGTCGCTAGTATCTTGAACTCCACCTGTGTGGATATAAGTTTTAAGACCACCTGAAAACTCAGATACAGCGTAAGCACCCTTGCCATAGAGCAAGCTACCATAGATATTCTGTGAGGAAGCTCCACCTGCGGCGTATACAGGAGACATTGTGGTAGAGATAATTCTAGCACCCATCCAATAACCAAGTTCACCAGTGAACAGGTCGCCTCTGTATTCGTTGCTCGGAGTCGGGGATGAATAGTTGACTGCGGCTATGAAGTTAGTATCGAGCCTTACGTCATAAGCGACATCAGGGTGAATAACTAACGCATAAGCGTTGCCTATGATAGGCATAGTTCCGAATTTCTCGACGTTGTTTCGTTCTAAGAACCTTACTGCCCTTGTGACAAGAGTAGTCGTGAGAACCATTGCAGGAGTGATTGTCAATCTTGTTGTCACTACGCCATTTCCATAAATAACATTGGTGCCTGCGGCTACCACGTTCATTATGGTTGTGTCGATAGTTTCTGAAGATTGCACGCCAAGAACGTCAGAAGCGTCCTTAATCATCGAGCGGTCATACAAGAACTCTGCTATATCGGTGATGATAGTGAAATCGCCATACTGAGAAAGAACTGCGGTTACAGCGTTCATTGTCAGATTTGAACCAGCTGGGGTAATGCCTTCATTCAACGGAGTGAGGGCAAGAGCTAGACGATTGAAACCTCGGAAAACTACAGTCTTGGAGTTTGAGCCTTTAACAACTGCGTGAACCTTAGCTGTTTTGTACCAGATTAATTTCTGTTTTAAGATGTCGATTAATTCCTTAAATACGATTTTCTGTCCGACATCGATTGCTGAAAATAATGTTGCCATAAATTATATATTATTTACCATCCTGAGCGTAATTGTTGGTGTAAACAGTAGTTACACTGGCAGTATCAAGAGCGGTTGTGCCAGGTACGAATGCGGCGGCAGATTCATTCTTGATGTATAGGTATCCAACTTCGACGGAGGTGGACAACGGAGTATGAGCGATATCAGACTCCTGAGATTGACGATGTTTTGGGAAGTCAGCACCAGCAAGCCAATAAAGGCTAACTGTGCCAGCTTCTGTCTGAGCTGAATCAGCACAAAGAGTGTAGATTCTGCAAGAGCCAGTAGTGGCGGCGACAGTGCCGTTATCAAAAGCTAGATTGCCAGCTACAGTACCTGCTGTGCCTCCGTAACATAACTGATTTCCAGTAATAACTGGAGTTCCACCAGCTCCATTAGCTGTAGTAATCGGAGTAACAGTAGTGGCCAGTGCTAAAGACGGTGCGTTACCCGAGGCTTTGTACATCATTCTTCCATTTACTTTGAAGAAAAATGTAGAACCGATAGTGACTGTGGAACTTCCACCAGCCGCTATGGCTAAGCCTGGAGTCGATGTGCAATTATTTACACAATGAACATTAGGCATAATTTAAGATTAAGTGAATCATTCTCGCATAGTGTCCAGCAAGTCATAGAGCTGGTCTTTTGAGAGATTTTCTGTGTTCGGCTTCTCCCGACTAGGAGTAGACGGTGTCTTTTCTACAGGTTTCACTTTATTCAGTTGCAAGTCAGTAACCACTTCGCCAATCAACGCTTTTAAGGATTGATTGGGGTTGCGTAGAAAGGTTTTGCGTAAATCATTTTTATAATCTACCAAACCCTCTATCTTCTCGTATTTGTTAAACTCAGTTTCAAACTTAGTTTCGTTGTTTTTCTGCTCGATAGGAGCGAGAATCTGGCTAGTTTCGCCTCTTAAAGTTTCGGCGAACTTTTCCAATAATGTACGAGAAGGTTTATCTTCAACTGCGTCAAGGAACTCCTGCATTGTTTTGAACTTAGGAAGTTCAGCGGTTGTGTCAGGGGCTTTAGGTTCTTCAACTTTGGCCGCTTCACTCAATCGCTTAATTTCTTCCGCTTGTTCTCTGATACGTTTTTGAGCACGAGGGGTAAGCTTGGCTATATCATCCTCGCTTAGCTCTGCGTTCTCGTTGACTTCTTTTTTAGAGTTGTCATCCTCTTTAGGTTTTTGGTCGGACGCCACCGAGGCTTCCTCTGCCTCTGAATCTTTTAAAGTCTTATTCAGCTCTTCGTAAAGAGCGTCGGACTCCAAAGATTCTACGTCTTTGTTTTCTGTATCCATATTGCCTATTGTTATAGTCAATTATTTATGAAACTTTGCACCGCCTGGTCAAGGATTTTGGCGATACTGCTAGTATCGGCAACCGAGAGCAGGGCGATTAAAGTTTGTATTTGTTGGTCATCTTTTATTAAAATAGTTATTCTTTCAGATAATTGTTCTCTAATCTTTTTCTCCAACAACTTCCAGCCTTCAGTTGATTTCATTGACTTCAAGCTTTCAAGCTCTGCATTGGCAAACGACAAATTATCAAGAACTTTTTTAGACTCGTCGTCATATTGGTCACGTTGGCTAAGTAATACGTCTAAGTCTTTCATAATCTAGGGGGTACATTAGCTTGAGCTACTTGCTGGGTTTGACTGAGTTCTGGTTGCTGGGCTGGCTGTGGTTGCCCAGGTTGTTGTTCTGGCTGTTCTGGTAGCTCGCCTGTATTCGGCTGTGGCGGTTGTTCTTCTTGAGTAAACCAGCTCTCTACTTCGTCTGGCTCAATATTGAACGACTTAGCAATACTGCGTCTTAGTGCCAGCTGGCCAGGTACTTTCGGGTCGTCTTTAAACAGCTCGTAGAGTTCTATTCTAGATTTCTGCTTGATAACTTTATTCTGTTCAGAATCATCGGGAGGGAGCGCCTTGGCTCTCAGTTCAACGTCTTTAAAATTCTTTTTAGTTACATCTTCCAGGGTATAATTCTTATAACCAAATAACTTGACTGTTCTTGGCTTAGTCAATTTATCCTGCGTCAAGTCTGCCATTATCTGGTAGAGTTCCTTGCACGCTAGAACCGAGCTTTTTCTCATCACTACTATCTTGGCTTCGACTTCGGCGTTTAGCTTAGCGACTTCAGTGACGGATTTCTTCTGACCTTTCTGGGCTAACGCACCTGACGACATACCGCTCGCACTGTCAGCGAAGTTCTTGATTACCTGCATTGTCTGTAGGGCAGTGGTTATCTCAGGCGGTGTGAACTGCCAAACCTTGTCCTGTACTTTCTCGTTGGGCGAACACTGAACAGGAGTAACGCCAAGAGGTCTAGGCACTATCGAGCTTTGTTTTAATCCAGAAGAAGAAGAAACGAATATCATCCCGAAGTTCCTGTAAGTGTTATTATCAATGCCTTGGTTCATCGTGCAGTCTATCGCCAAGTTAGGGTCACGGTATATATCGGCAACTGAAGGACACCAGAACGTTATGCCTCTAGCGTAAGTACCCCACGCCACGAACGGCGGGCGTTTATAACCCAGTTCGCTGGCTTTCTTACAGCGTAGCAAATAAACTTCGTTAGCTACTGTTAAAATGTGAAGCTCACCTTCGATATGAGTCCACCACTCTGTTATCTCGGCTACTTTTGAGCCATATTGAGTAGTGTTAGCCAATCCCATATTAGCCAATCTCAAGTTCTTCATTGAGGCTTCGGAAGTAGCGTCTGATTGGACTTCGTTAGGGATTTTATTTTCTTTTAAATATTGCAAGGACTCTTCGTCGTACTCAAATTTATCTTTGTCCTTTTCGAGCTGTTCGATAGTTTTATAAATAAACTGTCTGCCTTGATAGAGGGCGTCACGGGTATTCTTGGCGATTGGCGAGATTAAATATGCCAGCGTATCAACTAAATCGACAGTCTGTTTGTCATTGCCCGCGATAACTTGATAGATTGTTCTGCCATAGATTCCGCACTCCACCTTGCTCTGTTCGTATAATAAATCCCAGTTGCACTCGTCTAAATCCTCTTTAACGACGTGCTTCATAATCTCTGCGGCGTTCTCATCGCCTTCAGGGATTGTGTCAAACTCGACATCGGGTGCTCCTCCCAGCTTAGCTGACATATTCTGCACGCCTTCAAACACTACGGGGTTGTGCAGATTGCTTCTAGTGAGCAGGGTTTTCTGGGTAACGCCGTTATACTGTTCTTCGTTCTTTAGCCAGTTATTAATCTTAGTCTGGCGAACTTTAACTGCGTAGTCTTTTTCTCGCAAGAACTGTTTAATAATTTTACTCTTACCGTCTATCAGATGTGCGTAATTAGGCACTATCTTGTCATTTAAAGATTCACCGCTCATAGTTTTCTCCTATCTTCTAAACTTAAACCTCTGTATTTATAACTTCCTAAAATATTAGTCCAATAAATATCTTCTTTGCTCATTTTAATCTCGTCTAAATCCAAGTCCTCGACAAAATCCTTTAATTTAACCAATAACTTCCTGTTTAGTTTTAAATAGCTCAGACCGTATCTTATTGCGTTAAATACCCTGCCCATAGTTTTATCCTCTCTGTGTACGTAAACTCTTACTAATCGTTTAATCTCATCCATCGGGTCTAATCTGAAATTCGCCTTGTTCAGCTCACCTAAAATATCCTGCACCCTGTATCTGTAAGCGTCATCGAACTCCAGTATAGCACAAACTACTTCCCGTGTCTGCTCGTCTTTAATCAGTCTGTAAATCTCTCGCACTGGCTGAGAATAGCGGTCAGGCTCGGTGTACACATCCCGCATACCCAGATAAACAAATTCTAAATACTTCTTCCAGTTTAGTTTTAAATATACCAGCCCGATAAACTTTTTAAAAATATTTCCCTCTAGGCTTTTCAACAGTATCGGTGCGAGCTTCTTGTAGCCGTGTACGACGCTGGTCTTTGAGTTAAAACAGCCTCTAACTGGGTACTTATGCCCTTTAATCCAAGTTTCACAGCCCTTAGCCAACACTTTGAAATCCATTATCTCCATTAAGTTGTTGTAGCTAGCGAACTTTGAATCTTGATACTCTTTACCATTCACTAATCTGGACTTCTGCCCGTAAGTTTCCATTTTGAACACTAACTCTTGGCAGTGGCGTTCGTATTGATTCATATTATCTAATTTTTCCAGTAACCTGTTCTGTCGTCTACACCTTGTTGCATTTCTTCTCGCACTTCCTGTTCTCTGGTCTTTAACGAATACGGGGCGTTTACAATCTGCTCTTGGTAGGCTTCGGAATCAACCTCGTCGTCATTCCTGCCTTTAGGGAATCTTAGCTGTTCTTCTTCGAGCGACTCGCATTGGCCTATAATGTGATAAATCTTGCCTGCTTCATAGCGTGGCAGTAATCCCCTGATTCTCAGAATTTTGCTTTTCCCGTGGTGTTTCAACGGATAGATAATCGGGAAAACATTTCTTTTAATCTGCTCTAATTTCAGAAAGGGATAAACGGCCTGCATAAATGTTGTTTCCTCTATCCCAATCGACTCTGGCTGTTCTATCGACCACAAATCAAATATATAATCAATCAGCTTGGTGGAATTAATTTTTTTCCTGTTGGCCTTAATGTACCAGTTATTATCCGAGTCAACTCTGTTTATAACGGTTCCAGTATAATCAGAACTTTCTTCTTCCTTGACTGCGGTGTCTATCGTTATAAAACAGCTGGTAAGCTTTTGCTTGACTTCGTCCTCGGTAATGTACTTGTACATTTCTTTCTTGAACTCTTGGGTTTCAGCGTTTAAAGGATTCTGCTGGTACAGCGACGACCATTCATACGAGCCGACTTCTGACTTGGTTTGTAAAAGATTCTCTAAGTTAAACTGCGATGGCCATAGAGCTTCACCTTGCTTCCTGTATTCTTCGTCTGCTTCAGCTATTGCTGGCAATGAGATTACTTTCCAATTACTGCTGTCCTCTTGCATAACCCTTCCAGCTAGGTCGTCATCGTGCCATCTAGTGACAACCATTATCACTGAACCAGTGGGGCTTAAACGAGTTCTGGCTGTAGACTGATACCACTTGTAAATGTTTTCTCTGATAAGGAACGAGTCAGCATCCTTGCGGTTTTTAATCGGGTCGTCAATTATCAGAATATCAGCACCCTTGCCTGTTGCCGCACCACCTACGCCCAGTGCGTTATATCTTCCTCTGCCGTTAGTCGACCAGACTGATTTAGCTTGTGAATCTTCCGCTAGAGTAGTATCAAATATATTCTTGTACTCCCTTGAATCCACTATGTTCCTGGCTTGTCTGCCGAACTCTGCGGCCAAATCCGCTGAATAACTGGCTTCCATTATGCTTTTGTTCTTATCTCTGCCCAATACCCAAGTGGGAAAATGTATTGAAACCATCTCTGACTTGCTGTGCCTCGGCGGCAAGAATATCATCAATCTCTTTAATTCTCCACGCTCTACTTGCTCTAAAGCTTCTGCAATCACCTTGTGGTGCCAGCTTATTTTAAACCAAGGTGAATTGTAAGTAACAAATCTTAGGAACTCTCTTTTAGCCAGTATTCTCCTCGCTATCTCCTTTGTCGCTTCCCTCTGCGATTCTAGCAAGTTGTTCATTGGTGAGTTCTTCATACTTTCCAAACGCTTTGCCTGCTGTCGTTATATCTAGTTTTCGTGTAATTCTTGATTTTAATTTATTATACTCTGCTATCGCACCTAATTTAGTTTTAAGGTCTGCATATTGATTGAGCAGAAAAAGATGTTGCTTATCTACGTTTTCGTCATTAAATCCTTCAGATTCCAGCAACTCGTTAATTCTTTTGCAGACGTTAATATTAGATAATAGCTGGGAAGCAGACGCCCTAGCCACATTGTACCAATTCCCTGTCTGTTCTGGCTTATACGCTTGTATGTAACAGGCTACTCCGTTACCAAAGAAATTAGTATCGCTTTCAACGAATAACTGGGCAAATTCTTCTTGTTTCGGTGTCAGGCCGCTTGCTACTCTGGCGGCAGTTTGTTTTACCGCCATATTTATAAATAATAAAATGTTAAATCGTCATCGTCCTCTTCGTCGTCAAATTCGTCTTCGCCTTCTTCTAAAACTTCACCAGATAAGTCATCATCTTCCATATCCTTTAAGTAAGACTAACGGGTTATATTAAGCGGATGGGAGCTGTTTGTATTGTTTATGCGGTTCTATTCGGTATGCTTAGCCGAAGCCGAGCTACCGTTGAACCTAGAAACTTTACTTTGAGTATGTCGGGTTGTCCTCCCCCGCTTAGTACAGCTAATTAAATCAATACCAGAGCCAAATCCTCAATTCCCCAGCCACCGCCAAAGAAAGAATCTTTGACCTCAGTGCTGATTTTATTCAGCGAGCGTATTATAGCAAAAAAAAATGCTTTTGTCCATAGAAAAGTGTCCACAGGATACGCACTTTTGAGGGTTGACAAAAGTAAAAATGTATGCTAGAATGTTTATATATGAAAAACCTTTGCAATAATTTAGAGGCTAGAATACTCAATGTTTCCCAACAAGTTTCCCCGCAAAGGTTCTTGGTAAGAAGCATTGGGTAT